GCTTCCGCGTCAGCCACCGTAATGAATCGCGGAGCCGCTTCTTTGGTTTGGGGGTCCTTGTACGAAGAGTCGTATAGCGAAACGTATTCGGTCAGGTACTGGTATGCATCCTTGTCGGAGGTTCCGCAGATGACTCTGTATCTGTCTCCGTACTTGCGGGCTATCGAACACAGTACGTCGTCCGCTTCGTATTTCTTCGGTTGGTAGAAGCCCATACCGATTTGCGAGAACAGTTGGTAGATGGGATCAAGGAAATCGTACACGTCGAGTTCCGAGGCTGAACTGCGGTACCCATCGTCCACCGGTTCCGCGTGAGCCTTTCCGCTGCGTTCCCCCTTATATAGCGGATAAACCTTGTAGCGGAAAACGTCTGGGCCGTCGAACGCGCAGCACACGTAGTTTGCACGTACCGCCAACGCGTCCTTGCAGATCATGCTCAACAGGCGGTAGGGAATGACTTCGGTCAACGGCCGGTTGGTCTTGGTCGTGAAGAAAATTCGGTGCAGATACCACGGACCGTCAGGGACAAAAATCGTCTCTCGTTTGCTTCTCATTGCTCACCATGAAATGTGGATTCAACCACGATCTTGACGTGGGTGGTCGTCGCGTAGTCGGATTCGTCGGCTGTGTGGGCGTCGATAGCGCGCACCCGAAGATATGGATGAAACCTGGACTGGACCTCTGCCTGAAGCGCAGGGACCAGTTCTGCGTAGTCGTCGGCCGCGATGCCCGCTCCGCTCTGCTTCAGGAACGCGTGCATGAACAACAGAACTTCGCGTTCGTTTTCAACAATCGCACGTGATGCGCGCTGCGACGAAAGACCTAAAAGCTTCTGCATAGGTACACCCCCAATTCTTTATTTACTGCACACCGTGAAATTGCTGTGTGCAATGCATCGGGCATCAATTTCATCTCGGTAGTTCAGAAAAACGGAGCCTCTATGCAGTTTGACCAAAAAGACCCATTTGGGTACCCGCTTGGCACCTATCTATGGGTGTTTGGGGTCGCGCTAATCGGGGGCGCAGTCAAGTACTTGAATCACAGTTCGAAATTCTCGTTCTATATCTTGTTTCGCGATCTTGTCACCGCGTGCTTCGCTGGGCTCTTGACCTTCTGGCTTTGCGAGTGGACCAACATCAACGGCCCGTTGTCCGCTGTGCTTATCTCGATAGCCGGATTGATGGGCACGCGTGCCTTGAGGGAAATCGAAAATCTGTATCGGTTACGCATGGGTCTTCCTCCGGAATCTGACGAGGAACGGGAGCATCCCCAGAAGGTGGAAATTGACTTGAGGGTCAACGGGGGTGTTCAACAACGTCAAGGACGCACGGAGCACGAAGGGGATTAAAAGTGATTCTGACCAAAGAACATCTTTCGCTCAGGAGTATCCGGCGCGCTGCCGATCATTTTCTGGCATTGTCCTCGCCGTTTGTCCTGGCAGCTTTAGTTGGTGTTGGGGGCGTGTGGTCGGTGGAACGTGCGCCCGCGCAGACCATTGTCGATACGTCTACCTACTTCCAGGTTCGGGCGGGGCAGAGCCTGAACCTGGATGTCCCAGTGATCGTTCAGACGCAGGCACAGCGTGAGATGTATCGCACGTGGTTGACCGACGCGTCTGGGAACGTGGCCTACCGGTTCCCAGATCAAATGGTTCAGGACACAACGCGTCTGGACCTATCCAAACGACAGCTAACTGTTCCTACGTTCATCAAGAGCGGTGTGTACGTACTGCACGTAGAAGTGATCTATCCGTTCAATCCATTGAAGAACGGAACGATCCTGATGAGCGTTGCGACGCTGTACATAGATTGAGTATAGAAATGTCTACACCATCGAGCTATTCCATAAAAGCGGCTCAGCTTTCCGCATTCTGTCCGGCACTTCCACAAGCAACAGTATCGATCCTTGTTGATTCGATTAACGCGGCAATGGCGCGCTTCCAGATTGATCAGAGTCCGCGCCGGGTGCGTTATTTCATGGCACAGACGTGTTTTGAAACGGCGAGATACACCTCGTTTTCAGAAAACCTGATGTACACAACGGCTCAGCGACTGGTTGCGGTTTGGCCTACGCGGTTCACACTGCAGGCTCCGCTTCAGCCGAGCGTTAGCTATGTCCAAACGGGCCTGGCCTACGCCCCGAACTACATAAACAACCCGGAAGCGTTAGCGAACCTCGTGTACGCGAATCGCATGGGTAACGGGAGTGTTGAGTCGGGTGACGGTTGGCTGTTTCATGGCCGGGGTGCCATCCAGCTAACCGGGCGTGCTGCGTATGCAGCTTATGACAAGGCGGTGTACGGCGATGGCCGCATTCTTGCCAACCCGAATCTCGTATCAAACATCAAAGACGCAATGCTGTCCGCTGCGTGGTTCTGGAGTTCCAACGGACTCAATGCGCAGGCGGATGCCGATGCGTTCACGCGCGCCACGCAAATCATCAATGGTTCGACGGTCACTGTTGCTCAGCGACTTCCTGTCTTGAATCTCGCGAATTCGACATTCGTCTGGTGAGGAACGCGCTTGATTTACCCAAGTTACTGGAATCGAGATGATTCACGACCACACGTCGGGGAGTAAGTAACTTGGTCTCTACCAAATAAATACTGGCGCGATAAGAGGCAACCTAATGGAAAGCGTATTTTATTATCCAGTGACCCTGCACAGGGGCGCTGTAGCTACACCTGTAGTCGCGGCGTGGGCCCAGTCACTTCCTAACAGCAACGATATTCAGAGTTTGGTGCTGGTGCTGTCCAGTTCGGAGGGCACGCAAGAGCCTGGTATGTATCTGTGGGATGGATCGCGTTGGCGTCTGACTATCCCATACCAGAACGTGGCCTATGCCATCATCAACGGCGCGCAACTCGATCTGTATTTTAGTTTGTCCGCACCCGTGCAAACACCCGCGACGGGAACGGTTGATGTTTGGCGAAACGCCATTGAATTCCCGACCACTTCACTCGCAAGCGAAAACAATCTCGTGTGGGGTGTTTCCTACGTGCCCGCTGTGGGCGCGGGTGCGGGGACGGTAACGTCGGTCAACAACGTGGGTCCTGACGGTACCGGGAACGTCTCAATCGCAATCTCGAACATTCCGGGCCTGCAGGCAGCGCTCGCGAATGCTGGTTCGGTCAAGACGGTGGATGGTCAATCACCCGACGCGAACGGCAACATTGTCGTTAGAGCGCAGGATAACAACGCAGCATCAGGCGTGTCGCTTATCGCTGATTCGGGTGCGACCACAGGCAACATAAAGCTAACACGCCTAGTAGCGGGTTCAGGTATCACGCTCGCAGCGGATGCTAACGGCAACCTGAAGATCAACGGTTCGTCACAGGGCGTAACGCAAGTTACCTCTGAAGGCACGGGGACTTCGTTGATCGGAAATGACGGGACGACGGGTGGTATCGCCATTCTCAAGTCGCTAGCTGCCGGTTCGAACATCACGATCACACCAGATGCACAGAACCAGACGCTGACCATTACTGCGAATCAGACTATCACTCCAGCTACAACCTCAGCGCTTGGTGGCGTTATCGTCAAGGCCGGTTTGTCTGTGGATGGTTCGGGCAATCTGTCTTTGGCCGCACCTACGGGTGTGAATCTCGGTGGCGTGAAAGCTGGTACCGGTATTTCGATAGCAGCAGACGGCACAATCTCAGCTTCCGGCGCGGTGACTTCAGTATCTGGACAGACGGGTGCGGTTGTAGTCCAAGCATCGGACACGTCAACTGCTTCGGGTACCTCACTAATTAGTGACTCAGGTGCTACGACTGGAAACATCAAGATCAAGCGCGTTGTTGCAGGCTCCAACATTACGTTGGCGGCTGACGGTAATGGCAACCTGCGGATCAATTCGACGTTGACCTCTGCGGTGACCTCGTTTGCAACGGGCACGTCAGGTCAGTTGGTTGGTGACATCGTATTTGCTGCGGGTCAGGCGATTTCACTGTCGAACACGGGCAACACGATTCAAATCAACGGTACAGGCGTTCCTGAGGCTCCCAACGACGGCGGCCTATACGGTCGTCAGAACCAGGGGTGGACGGCGATTCCTGCCACTTCGAATCCGATTGTTGAGGTCAACGGGCAAACGGGTACGGGGGCTGTGTTGTTGGTTGAGGCATCGCCTCCAGCTAATACCGCTGTCATCAAATCGCTGGTCGCTGGTGCCAACGTCTCGATCACCGATAACTCCGGGCTCATCACGATCACTGCGTCGATACCTGGAGGCACGGTCGCTACTGTCAACAGCAAAGGACCCGATGGTTCGGGCAACGTGACGCTTGCTGCCTCTGATGTGTCTGCGCTTCCTATCGTAGGCGGAACTATGGGCGGGGCCATCAACATGAACTCATTCAAGGTCACGGGGCTACCTACGCCAACTGTTGGGAGTGATGCCGTTCCTCTCTCGCTCATCACGGGATTGGTAATTGACGGCGGCGTGATTGGTTAATGAGGGAAAAAGATAATGAACGTTAATATTCCAGTCGCGCTCCCAAGGATACTCACGGCGGGAGTAAAGCCGACAGCAGCGCAGCTTCTTCAGGGGCAATTGTCGATTAATCTGGTGGACCGCAAGCTGTTCACACTCGATAACACTGGGGCAATCCAACAGATCGGAGTGGCTTTATCGGACCTGTCTGCAGTCGCCGCCACGGGTAGCTATAACGACCTGAAAGACAAGCCAAACATCAGTGGATCGTATGTGCTGCCCGCTGCGACAGCTACTGTCTTGGGCGGTGTGTTGATCCCTACGGCGGCCGGGTTGTCAGTAGCCGCCAACGGGACACTTACCAATACGGGTGTGCTGTCCGTCAACTCGCGCACGGGAGCAATCACACTCACAGCTACTGACGTGGGACTGCCTACCGATCTTTTGTCGGGGCCTTCCACAACTGTGGCATCGAAGTATCTACCGGCGTCGCTCGGTGGTGCGCTGACGTATCAGACGACGTGGAACGCATCAACGAACACACCTGCTCTCGCTTCGGGTGTTGGCACCAAGGGCTTCTACTACGTGGTGTCCGTGGCGGGTACCACCAATCTGAATGGGATAAGCACGTGGGGCGTAGGTGATTGGGCTATCTATGATGGCACAGCTTGGGGGCGCTTGGCTAACTCAAGCTCAGCCGTAGCGTCCGTCAATAGCAAGACGGGTGCGGTCACGCTTACCGCTGCGGACATTACAGGCTTCGCTGCGGTGGCAACGTCAGGCAACTACAACGACCTGTCGAATAAGCCAACGCCGTACTCGCTGCCCGTAGCGACTACCGCAGCAATCGGCGGTGTGATGCTGACAACCGCTGCACAGCAAGCGGGTAATTCCGCGACAGGCAAATTGGCGTCGGTTGCGACATCGGGCTCGTACAACGATCTTCTGAATCTGCCTGCAAATCCGAGCGTCGCGCGACTTCCGGTGAACGTGCAGGGAAATCCGAACGTCATCACCGAAGTGTTTTATGACTTCTCGCAAGCCTGCCAGTTTCCGCAAAACTTTGCGGGTTCGGTAATCACGGCGAAGCTCATATCAGGGACTACGGCCACCATTCGCATCATGCAATACAACACGGCCAATCCGTCAGGTGTGCAGGTGGGCAC